CAAAGTTGGAATAGAAGAAGTGTCATCATACTGGCGATATTTGGTATTTGCTGTCCAAATAACTTTTGGAATGACCAGTTCTACATCATTTCCAGTAACTCTTTTTGCAGCGTACATATTGTCCCACGCCTGCTTCTCGGTAACAACAGTATCGGAAAGACTTGGCGGTGTATTCTCATCTACATATGGAACATGATTTCCAATGAACACATAAGAAATAGTTGGCTGCGGCTCGGCAAATTCTTCTTTAAATTGCTCGGCGTTATTGAATTGTAATTTTCTTGTAATTAGAGTAGTCATGGGTATTATTTATGTGTTTGCCAGAACAATTGCAGTTTGACTATTAGAATAGTATAAAAATGGTGAGGAAACTATCAGAACAGTATTAGACCAAATACTGGTAATCAGTCTTATCTCACCATTAACAGATATATTTGATCTCGGATTACCTGATCCAACACTTATGGTATTACCGTTAGCTATATTAAATTTGGTGCCTGTTCCCACAATCATTGAACTTGCATTAACATTTACCCTTCCTGACAATGTTACTGCGATATTTGTAGAAACATTTGAATCGCCAACCAATATATCTGCACCAGTATTGTAGTCTGCGTAATTTACGAAACCAGCTGGATGCAGTAGATTTTTCAGAATTTGTTTATACTTACTGAATTCTGTTGTAGATGATGTTACATAAGAGTAGTCAGTATAGTAATCTTTGCCAGCTAATTTTCTTTCTGATGAAGATATGATAGAATCTGAGGTAGTCCAACGACCAGGTGCAGTAAAGTAGGAAGCACCCAAAATAGCATTAGCTGTTGCAGAACGGTCTCCATGAGCAGACATATCTATTTGTGGAATATATTCATAACCTACACCACCAGAGGTCAACTTAATCTCAAGAACCTCACCAATGACTTTACCAGAATAGCCAGTCAGACGTTCTCCATTTCCCATAAGAGAAGTTATTGCTATGTTAGCTCCTGAACCTCCACTTATTGTAGATATGGAAACGCTAGGTAGATTTTCTTGGCTATAATTTACCCCACCTAATTGATTTCTGTAGTAGTTACCAACATTTCTATTATTTGCCCAAATTGTGGAATCCGCAAAAGTGAATGATGAATTTACATTCGCATGAGTGTCATCTGCAATGGCATTAATAAAGCGTGATTGTCCAGCTATCTGAATTTTATCTCCAAGTTTCAAATCGGACAAGAAAGTAGTACCAGTACCAATGATTGCTACATTATTGTTTTGAACATTGGCTGTTCCAGTAATGTAAGGCGCTCCAATGTTGATAGTCAGAACAGCACCCGTTGCATTTATTGTTGCCACATAAGCGGCAGCATCAATACCAATTGTACCAGAAGGATTTGCTCCAAAGATAACTTCATCACCTACTTTATAACCAAAACCACCATTGTTTACATCAATTCTTCCAACAGATTTAAAATCTTTGATATCGAAAGAACTTGATCCTGCTGTGTATAATGCACCCTGCGAATCGAAGGTTGATATGTTTGATGTTACATTAGAAAGCAATAAGTTTACATTGGTTATAGGACCAAGGCCAGTAACAAACAAAGGTGTCAATGCATCAACTAGGCGTGTGTTTACATTTTCGGTAAATGGTCCTGGAAATCCATAGTCGGCAGCACTAATTAGAACACTGCCGTAAGAAGAAATTATGTCATCGGTTACACGATAAGTAGAATTAGAATAATGGCTAGTGTTTATTCCATCAACAGCACCAACAACTATCGTGTTTGCTGGTGCACCATAGCTGTTAGCAAAAGAAGAAATTTTGAAACCTGCACCACCATAATCAACAACAATTCTGGTTACATTTCCCGATGTAACCTTCGATACAACTGCTGTTGCTGGTGGATTTGCACCTCCACCCAAAACTAAAACTGGATCACCAACATTATATGATGCACCACCATATGTTATCTGTATGCCAGTTAGAATTGAAAATGTATCGGCTTCAAAATCAATAAGCACACCATTAGCATCAATGATGTTTGATGTAATTTTTTCGCCGTTCGTAAAAACACCAGCAATAGATTTCTTATCAATAAACAACTCATACGGCAAACCAAAATTCAATCTATCGGTAATAATTCTTTTCGATGCAGATTCAACTAAAGCAGAAGCACCAGAAGATTGACCAATAACTTTTCTATTGGTAAGATTGGTTATATCGAAATTATTATAATAAACTTTGACTGTAGTGTTTGCTGCCGGTGCAGAACCAAATACCACCTTTCTCGTTTCTTTTCTTATTGTATAGTCAACATTTTCCGTCTGTATAACATCATCAACATATACCTCTATGTCATTTGAACCAGAAACTTGAGCAAGAATAAATTGAGTGTTTGAACCATTGCCTGTATATACTGTTCTAACATTGGTTTGGATTCGCAGAATGTTATCTACAGTCCATTTTCCATCAGATGCACGAAGAACATTGTTTTTTGGTAAAGTTATATCAATCTCATCATTGAATAACATTCTGAATAATAACTTGAATGACTTTTCATTACCTTTCGCTAGATATAATGGCAAAACACTTTTAATTAGAAATGCTTTATCAACTTGAAGACTTTTTGGAATGAGAGAAGCAAAAGTATTGAAAAAATTATCTTCAAATTCTGTGATTGATTTATCAACATCAGAAATATATCTTATGTCTTTGGCTTTTGTAACCAAATCATTCTTTTGAGAACCTTGTTTGTTTTCTAAAAATTCATAGTAGGCTTCCAAGAAGGAAACAAACAGAGGGTTTTCTTCCCTAATAAATTCAGGAATCTGATTGCTAACAAGTAAAGATGTTTTGTAATCGGTCATCAGTTATATGACACTTCTAGTTTGGTAACTATAGAAACTGGATCTTCTTCATCAATTGTGATGATGGTATCTCTTGCAGTAGTGATAATACCTTTATCTGATTCAAAAGAAAGTCTCAAATAATTATCAGTTGTAGATACCGATAGAATTTTGATGGCATTGATAGTTACTACACCCGTATCATAGTCGATGGTTCCAACTTCTGAATTGACGATTTGTTTTTGAGCATTTGAATCGTAGTAAATTGTTCTTATGACACCGTAACGGCTGTCAATAGTAGCGACCGCGGTTGCACCATAACCAGAACCAGTATCTGTTATGGTAACTATAGCGCGAGAATAGTTGATGCCTCGATTGGTTATTTTGATGCTTTCGATTGCACCATTAACAATAACCGCTTCTGCGGTTGCACCAATACCATCTCCTGTGATAGTAACAGTAGGTGTTGTCAAGTAACCTGTGCCGGGATTAGTTACTGCAATAGAAGAAATGCCTGTGTAAGAACCCTGTATTTCTTCCAATGAAACTGTTCTTCTCACACCAAGAGCATCTAATACATCAAATTGCGATGAAATCATTCTATCGTTAATTCCACCTCTGTGTAGGGGCACATTGAATTCTACAACATAGGTTTTTGTTTCTGCAAGTGATGGCAAAAATCTTTTCTGAACACGGACATTTGTTTTAGAACCTATGATTGAATTCGATTGAGAACTATCTATTACATCTTGCAGTTTAGAAAGAACAAATTTAGCCGAAAATTTATTTAAGTTTGCGTTAGAATATGATAGTATGGAATTTCTGATAATATTAATTAGAGATTCTTCGGTATCTGTAGTTTTATTTGGGTTATATTGAACCTCGTTTTCTAAAACCAAATACAAATAGGCAGGATCACGAATGATACATTTCGTACTCACAATTGCCTTAGGTGTGATAATCTCATCAATAATTCTCTGCTTCTCTGCCTCAGAAAGATAGTAATTATTCTTTGGCTTCATTGAAACAAAAACTGTTCCATAAACTGGTGGATTGTTATCTTCTCCACCCCAAACAGAGATAGAACCAATGTTAGGGTAACTATTTAAAATGAAAGTCTCATAGTCTTTAAATGTTACCAAACGGTTCTGTGTAGCAAACTGTGATGGTGCAGAGAACTTAACATTATCTACAGACTCTCTTTCAGAACCACCAGATGCAGATGTTATTGGTTCAATTACAAAATTTGAGTATGTGGAACCCAAGGTATCTGTCAAAGATTGTAATGCTATAAAATTATTGGCTTTATTTGCGGCTGCGCCATTTGTAACGACATAACTGGCTGTAATGACTGCTCCATCAGGAAGCTTTTTACCCACAACATCATCACCAAAATATATTTGATATTTACCTGATAGGTTTTCTTCTAAGAAAAAAACTTCAGAGGTAGATTCTACATCCAAAATATCTGTTACAACATTATATCGTGTTGTTATAGAAGATGTAGATGAAGGAGAAACAACAACCTTTAAAGTGTTTGTATCAACATTGGAATCTGGCAAAACAAAGATTTGTTTTGGGTTTGAACCTTCATCATAATTAAAGACATAAGATACTCTCTGACCTTCATAGATAGTTACATTTTCAAAATAGTAAGCATCGTTTGATTTTGTGACGGTGATATCATCATTCACAACAAAGTTGTATGATTTCCCATCAATCAATTCAGAAAGAAAGTAATAGCCTGCTGGTATAGTCATTGTTCCCGGAGTGGTTGTTCCAGCCAGAACAGTAAAATTAAGTGTAGCCTGTGGAGCCACAGCAGAATGTGGGGTATAGTTTAGAAGTTTGGCGTGAGAAACAACCGAACTACGCAATAGTGCGGTGTCCATAAAAGACTCATTGGCAACCATGTTTAGATAGTATGCATTGTAATGAGTATTGTAAGCCAAAATATCCAATAGAATATTTAAGCCAGAACCTTCAAAATCATAGTCTGTGAAGTATGATTGTTGGCGTAAAAAATTCTTTAAATTGCTCTTGATTGTATCAAAATCAAGTTCTGTTACTCTTAAACGATCTGCCATTTTTATCTAATCCGTTGCAAATAAAAATCTATGGTAATTGGAGTTGTCATATTAACGATATAGAATTCCATCTTTACATTGTATCCATTTTCATCCGAAGAAGGAATCGCAGATACAGTCTTTACATTTACTCTTGGTTCATAATTCGTAACAGTTTCCTGTATTGCTCTTTCTATTTGATTAGCAACAAGTGGGCTAGCATTTTCAAATAGAAGATTTCTAATATTGCTTCCAATATTGGGGCGAAAAGGTCTTTCATAAAAATTTGTCAATACAAGATTTTTTACAGAGTTGATGACAGCATATGAATCCATATGGACGTCAACATCTTTTCTAACAGGATGGATAGTAAAATTCAAATCCAAATCCCTGAAAGTTCTTGTGGTAATGTCTAGAGTTACGGTTTCCATCGTCTATTTATAACTTGTTTTTAAGTTTATCTGTGCCCGTATAATTTTCCACCATATACAATCTGAAGGCGTCAAA